ATATAGTACTTATTTAAAAGATTTTATCTGGATAACTGATGGCGAAACTATAGAATTATCTCATGTGCACAAGGAATGTCCTTATCCTGTTTTAATGCTATCCAATAAATATTCTATTTACTGGATGTTGCCTACAGATAAGTATTCACCTACAGACCCTATAAACCCTCCTGATTTTAATGGAAAAAAATTACAATATATAGAGTAATGGATCGCCCAATATGTAAAATATGCCTAAAAGAGTGTAAACCACCTGAATGTGAGTGCTGGTTAGATAAGCCAGTATGCAGGGAATGTAAGATCAGGTGTGTTCCTAGTGATGTAGATTCATTGGGTGAGTGTTGGGTAGAGTTATTAAAAAAAGATTTGTCTAAATAGATCTTTCATATGGAGTCTCACATGTCTTTGCTCTCCTTTTTGACTGTGAGCTCCCTTTTTTTCTTGAATTCTTCTTATTTAATTCTATATACTAATCCATCGGCGCAACTGAGTCTCGCCAGCTCCTTCGACGAAAATTGAGTCTCGTCAACTCAGTGACGTACGTAAGCCTCGTCAACTTAAGTAACTATTAATGAAGCTATTTACTTAAGGAGTTCGAATGTCAATAACTACGACATCTACACTTCCAGCGCCTAAACAAAAAGATGGGCGCTATAAATCTTCTCTGATAGACTTGAAAGCCTAACCATTAAGTTGAAGGTAACAAGGGGCAAGATTATGAAATGGATAGATATAAAAAAAGAATTACCTACCGATGATAATAATCATGGCGATTCATATAATTGTGTATTAGTGTTTAGTTCGTTTAATAATACCGTTGCTTTTGCGCAATATATGGATGATAAATGGGAATTATTAAGCGATGGAATTTATTCTGATGTGGGAATAATCGCGATAGACCTAGATAAGCTCACACATTGGATGCCCTTACCAGATTATCCTTTTTCTAATCAGCCTGAACGTAGCAAGCGAGAAGACTCACAATATTGTTGCGAGATTCTTTTACGACTCAAATATATCTTTAAAGATTATCGTCTTTTAAGTGATGTAAGATTATATGTGAAAGACTTAATAAAAGATTGTGAGATGCGGTGCTCTGAACATTGTGGAAACACAGTGAGGGATAAGTAGAGAAAGTCCTCGCCTTTATAGGGTCAGTAGAGTAATTGGTGCTACTCGAAAGTAACAGAATGGTCCAACAGAGTTTTAGCTACAAGCTACTCTCTGTACCAGTGCCAAATATGATTCACAAAATCCCTGCGATGAAGAAGAACATGCCTAGAAACGGCGGTACTACTCTTCGTATGAGAAGATATAATCCTTTAGCAACAGCTATGGTTCCATTGGGAAATAGCGGAGTAACACCTCCACCACAGAACCTAACTGCTGTGGATATTGATGCTAAGCTTTCGTTTTACGGTAATGGTGCCGTAATAGTTTATTTGTCATAGACCTACGTACAAATAAACGAGCAGGTTAATAAAGGTTTGTTCTTTGAAATTCTTTGGTTTTGTAAGCAGATAGCCTGCTTTAAATCCGCTCTGATTGACTTGGAAGCCCTAACGTAAAGTCGAGGGTGACAAGGGCGAAGACATTAGATGGGACCAATTTTGTTCCAATCTTTGCATTCTTGCCATAATTTTTTGCGTATTGCTAATACTTCATCAGAAACATTCCATCCAGTTTTACCTACAGTATTACGATATTTAAGAACTATATGAGCTTGAATCTTTTTAATAATAAGAAATGGAAAAATAGCTTGTAAAATAGCATCCATATTTTTACCAAATATATGCCAACGATAAACTACTTTTCTTCCTAAAATAGCTTTGCGAGTATCAAAAGTTCCTCCAAAGTTTTCTTTAATCCATCTCATTAATGTGAAACTAGTGTTAATTACTGTAAGACGACATGTATAATAATCTTTTTTTCTTCCTTTTGTAGGTTTTAAATGTTCTATACCAATAGATCCTTCTCCATCTATAATTCCTGCAAAGTAACATAATTGTTCATTGGACCACATAATTGCCTTTCTATATTTATGGGTAATAGCGTACCATAAATATAATTTAATGTCACGCTGAGAGACTGAGGCGAGTGGACACTTTTTTAGTGAAGCGACAGTCCGAACCCATAAGAGACTATGGGAGGGAGGAATAACAAGACTCCCCGCTCGAAAGAGTCATAAAAGCAACAGATTGTACTTTGCAAAACCAAGACCCTAAACAAAAATATGGGGTCTATAAATCTTCTCTGATAGACTTGGAACTCGTAATATTAAGTTAACGACAACAAGGGGCAAGATTATGATAATAATTGGAAATCATTTTTATGAAGAAGCATCCACTGGAAAATGGCAAGTAACTAATATTTGTGTAGATAAAGAAAAATGCGAAATTCATAATCAGCCTGAACGTAGCAAGCGAGAAGACTTAGATTGTTGTAATAAAGTTAAAAAATTAGAATATCTTCATCAATTAATAATCAATGAAAATATTGATTGTGGTGAATTGCATAGAGATTATGTAGATATATGTGAGATTTTTAATAAACTTATACAAGAATCTAAGATGCGGTGCTCTGAACATTGTGGAAACACAGTGAGGGAAGCTCAATAAACTTCCTCGCTCTTCATTTCTTTGGGAAATGAAGAGTCATAAAAGTAACAGATTGGTATTAAATGAATGCGCCTCTAGATTAGGCGTAAGTTTAAGACAAACAGAAGATCAACTTACACGTGATATGTTAGCTTCAACCGCTAGCTTTATTAACTGTACAGGTGGTGTAAACGGTGATAATCCTACTGAAATCACACGCTCTGATGTTGATACAGTTGTAAGAACATTATTAGGTAATAATGCTTATACAATTATGGATAACATCGAGGGTGAAGATAAGTTTGGTACAGCGCCAGTTCGTGATGCTTACTTTGCATTATGTTCAACTCAATTAACAGGTAATTTGGATAACGTCCAAGGCTTTATCCAAAAGAACCAATACCCAGCTCCTATGAACGCTCTTAGAAGCGAGTGGGGTGCTATTGGTAACCTTAGATTCCTTATCTCATCCATTGGTTCTATTTCTGCGAATGCTTCTGCATTAGGCGCAGATATATACAATATCTTCTGTGTTGGTATGGAAGCATATGCATGTATTGAACAAGATGGATACAGCGCAACCTTTATATATCGTCCACCAATCTATGATGGCCCATTAGCTCTTAATGCTTCTGTTGGATATAAATTCGCAGAAGTTCCAAGAATTACTAACGATCAATGGGTCATCAATTTACGTGCAAGCTTAGCTTAAGGAGAGTACATGGACGGAACTATAATAGGACAAGGTACATTTGTCGCTAACTCTACTGGATTAACTAACCCTAATCCTGGAGTTGCTTCAATAGGACAAGCTAATCCCTGGATAATCCAAATCCCTTCTAATGCCGACTGGGTATCAGTAATGAACTATACTCAATACGGAACAGTAGGAACCACAGGTGCTTATTTTAATGGAACAGCTAACGCTTCTAATGCGCAAGAGTTCTATTGGCAACGTGGAATGGCTGCAGGTACCGGTATCGTCAAATATAAAGGCGCAGCATCTGCTGTTCTTGATGGTGATACACTTGTATCAGGTGGATTTACTCTTTATGATCCATCAGCTCAATCATTAGGAGCTCAACCATTGCTCGGGCCTGCCGTAGCAACCACAGCTTCTACTAACGCTACACGCCCTGTAGTAAGTACAGCTAGCACAGCTGGTATTTCTGTGGGTACTGTAGTTAGACTAAGTAATACAGCTCAAAGCGATATTAATGGTCAAGATTTTGTAGTAGGTGCTGTTACTGTTAACACAAGCTTTACACTCATGACTGCTACAAATGCTCTAGCTACTGCTCCAGGTGCTATAGGTGGCGCTGGGTTCTATCGTATTGTTTACAATGCTAATAACCCACTGTTCTATCCAAGACGTAGATTAATAACAAATATTACTCAAGCAACTAATGCTCAGGTAAGTACTGCTATTGCTCACGGATTGACACCAGGACAAGAAATTAGGTTTAACATTCCTGCGGTTTCTGGAATGATCCAACTTAATCCACAAATATTAAACAACTATTTCCCAACAGGATCTGTTGCTAGTGCGATTATTCAAACTGTTGTGGATGACTACAACTTCACAATAAATATAGATACAACTGGCTATACAGCATTCACATACCCAACAATTGCTCAGCAACCAAGCTCGTTCCCAATTGTTGTGCCTTTTGGTGAAGATACTGCTACCTCTCTAGTAAATACTGGAAACCAAGTACCAACTATTGCTGGTCAGCAAATATTTAATACCAATACAGGTATTCTAGCCGATTCTACTGTTAACACTGGTTTTCTTGGCATGATCCTTGGAACAGGTGGTAATGGTACTGAATTAACCACACCAATCTTAGGACCCTCTGGTTCTATTGCTTGGTCTTCAGGAAACGTAGCTACTGGAGATGTGATGTACTGGCGTGCCGGTAAATCAACATATGGCGGTCTATAAGAAACACGATGGATGGCCCGCAAGGGCCTCCTTCTTTAAATTAAAGGAATAGTAATGTCAGAAGTAAAAACTAAAAAAGAACCAGTTAAGCACAATCTTAGATATCAACGCGATAAAGATAGAGAAATGGTGAAAGGGATCTTCCGGTTCCATGAAGTCCCAGGTGGAACAATGAGCTTTAACTTTAAGGCTTATAAAGAAGATCCAGTAGAAGCGTTTACCCTTGTTGATGGAATGATTTATAGCGTTCCATTAGGAGTAGCTAAACATTTAAATAAGAATTTATGGTATCCAGTTCATTCTTACTCTATGAGTGAAGATGGCCATCATATACAAAAGATAGGCCAAAGAGTAAGACGTTGCAGTTTCCAAAGTCTTGAGTTTATTGAAACAGAAGATCTGACACCAAACGGACAACCTCTGGTCACTGTAGAAATGTCAGGAATATAAACTATGGCAGGTCCTTGTACAATCATTTCTAATCCCGTCTTTGGCCCATCCATTAGCATAATAGCTTCTATAACTAATGCAAACCCAGCGCTCATTACAACTAGTGCTAACCATAACTATATTAGCGGTAATATTGTACGGATGGATATACCCCTCGGATTTGGAATGCAGCAAATAAACCAACAAGCCGGTGAGATAACCGTAACTGGTAATACTACCTTTACCATCAGTATAGATACTACTCACTATGATGTATTTGCATACCCTATGAGCTATGAACAATGCCCTATTTGTACACCATTTGCCGAAGATAATGCCCAGCTTACTGCCGCAGTTCAGAATATTTTAATCCCTTAGGAGAGAGTAATGGCAACGTATCCTACAAATCCACCGGGTAATACCCTAGCAGCTATCCAACAAAAGGTTAGAAGGCTAACCCGAAGCCCATCCGAGTCTCAACTAACAACTGATGATTTAAATAATTATATTAATACTTTTGTGGTATATGATTTCCCAGAACATCTACGCATGTTTAATCTGAGAACCACATTTACTTTTATTACTAACCCTTTTCAGGATACTTACCCTACCGATACTGCATCTTTTGGATGGTCCGATCTTTCGGGAGGTACGACTACTAATGCTCCAAACCAGCCCCTTTTTAACTTTCAGAATAAATATATAAGTATACACTCCCCAGTTTATATAGCGGGTTACCAATCCTTTTTCTCGCAATCAAGAGAGCAGTTCTTTGGCATATACCCTATGACCAATAGTATCCAATCCATAGGAGTAACTGGTGATGGTTTAACCACTTCATTTAGTGGAAACGTAATAAACAACCAAAATAACTTTACCAATGTGACTAGCAGCGCAACCTCTATTCAAAGCGCATCCATCCTTCAAAATGAAGTACTCTTTGACTCCGTAGATATTAATGAGAACGGCCTTAACCTTGTTGACGTACCAGTTATAGATAGCGTAACCGGTAACCCTACAGTCTGGGGTAACCTATACCCACAAGATGCACTGCCTACAACTCCACCAGTTGGCATAGCTCCTTATACCTTTGTAGATCCTGCTATAAGTCCTAATGCAGGCCCCTATAATAATAACTATATAAATTACTATACAGGCGCATTTGTAATAACATTTGGAGCTGCTCCTAAGAGCGGACAACCTATTAATAGCCAGGTTGTTACGGGCACCACAACACTACCTCAGGCATTATTGTTTTATGATGACAAGATAGTTCTAAGACCTATTCCTGATCAGCCATATAGGGTTCAGTTTGAAGCTTATGCAAGACCTACACGATTACTAGAAACCACTTCGGTTCCAGCTCTAGAAGAATGGTGGCAGTACATCGCGCTAGGCACTAGTCGCAAGGTTTTTCAGGATAGATTAGATATGGATAGTGTAGCTTTAATTGATCCAGAATATCGCAAACAAGAGACTCTATGTCTTAGAAGAACCATCGTACAGTATACAAATGAGCGTACAGCTACCATCTATACCGAACAAACTGGATTATTAGGATCTAGCTGGGGTGGATGGGGTCAAACAGGCGGTAGTTTTTAATTTTAGGAGAGTAAAATGGCGTACCAACCGAACATTCCAAACGCAAGTGATGCGCTTGCACAGTCTCAAGGCGATATTAAAGGTAATTTTCAAGCTTTAGATCCTGTGTTTACACAGTTTCAGAACTATGTCTTATTGGGAGTCCAGGGATCTAATCCAGCAACTGCTGGTAACCAGATGGCCCTATATGTTAAAACAGGACTAGATACTAACCCTCAGATGTTTATAGAACGTCAGAGTGGATCTACTGATACTCCAGTAGTAATAGAGTTTACAGGCTCAGCTAAGGCTACTAATGGCTGGACAAGGCTTCCATCAGGGATCCTCATTAAATGGGGAACGTCTACAGCTACAGCTAATACAGCTACCGCTATAACTTTCCCTGTAGGAGCAACGATTCCTGCATTTACTGTATCTCCTTACAATATCCAACTCACCCTGCAAGGTAATACTGCTTCTCATGGAGGAGCTATATTCCTGCAAAGTATAGATTCAGCTACTCAGTTTACAGTTTATTCTGCTTCAGCTACCTCTAAAACTGTGTGGTATTTTGCCATAGGAGTCTAATATGCCATTTGATAGGTTTATGATAGCTCCATTTAATAGTGGTCTTCAAACCGATGTAAAACGGTTTCTTATTCCTGAAGATGCCTTCTCACTTCTTAACAATGCTTATGTATTCCGAGGACGCATAAAGAAGCGTTTTGGCGCACGATTACTGGGTGGAACACAACTTACTGCAAGGTTTAGAATAGCGCTAACTGGTGGAGCTGCAGTTGGAATAACCGATGCTTCAGGTAATGCAACTGGTACGGTACCAGGAGTTATCTTTAAAGCAGGTCAGATGTTTTCTATAGGAGCACAGTTGTTTACTGTGTCTGTTTTAGGAACTCCAGCAGTTATGCTTAATACCGGAACTGGAACCGGTACCTATAATACAACCACTGGTGTCTATACATTTACGGGAGCAACAGCTCTTACTCAGATTTATTTTTATCCCTCTGAGCCTGTGATGGGATTTGAGGTATACGACTCAGGAAGTCTTAATAACTATTTTACTCTAGGTTGGGATACTCAGTTTGGATATATATTTACTGGTGGTGCTTGGCAGCGCATAGGGACTACCCTCTGGAAAGGTAATAACCTTAACTTCTTTTGGGCTACTAATTTCCGTGGTGTGGGTGCTAATAATAGTTATATATTTGTTACTAACTTTAATGCCACCGTTCCAACGCCCGGAGCAACCGACGACCCTATGTACTATTATAATGGATCAGTGTTTACTGCATTTACACCTACAGTAATCATAGCTACAACAACAATTCAAACTGCCCGTATTATAGTAGGCTTTAAAAATAGATTAGTGCTTCTAAATACAGTAGAGCAAACAGCAGGTGCTAATAGTTCTTATGTTAATAGAGCACGGTTTTCTCACGTTGGAGATCCTACAGCTACTAATGCATTTTATGAGCCTGACCAAACGGGATACGATGGCGGTGGATTTATAGATGCTGCTACAAAAGAGCAGATAATAAGCGCAGAATTCATCAAGGATAGGCTTATTGTTTACTTTGAAGCAAGTACATGGGAACTTGCTTATACCGGCAACCAGGTTGAACCTTTTACATGGCAGAAGATTAATACTGAACTTGGGGCCATAGCTACATTCTCTACAGTACCTTTTGATCAGGAAGTAGTGACTATAGGAAGCACTGGTGTGCATAGTTGTAATGGTGCTAACGTTGTTCGTATAGACAATAAGATCCCAGATGAGATATTTGATATAAAGAACTCTTCGGGAAGTGTAGAGAGGGTATTTGGTATCCGTGACTATGCAGCAGAGGTAGTTTACTGGAGTTTTCCTAACTATGGAGAAACGGTTGGTGAAAATTATCCCAACAAGATACTACTTTATAATTATCGTAATCAAACATGGGCTAACCTTGATGATTGTATAACTGCTTATGGTTATTTCCAGCAGCAAACAGCTCCTACTTGGGCCTCTATAGGTCTAACGTGGGAACAAGCTGGTTCTACTACATGGGCTGATGGATTTTTGCAGCCGCAACCAAGACAGGTTATAGGTGGTAACCAGGAAGGGTTTACCTTTACCATAGAAAGAGATACGGTGCGGAATGCTCCAGCTATGCAGATATCTAATATGGTTAATACAACTATACTAAATGTACCATACGCTACGCTTACTATAGTAGATCATACACTCTCTAATAACGAAGATAGTAGTGCTCCCGTAGCTACATCCCAGGATTATATAGCCATAGAGAATGCACAGGGTGTTAGTGGTATAAATGTAAACTATACAACACGTATAGGTATCTATCCTGTTGCTGCGGTAGTTGATGCTAATACAATAGTGATTGGTCCACTTAATGCTGCATTTACTGGTACTTATACTGGTGGAGGACTAGCAACAAGGGTATCTAACTATAGTATTATCTCTAAGCAGTGGAACCCATATCTTGATAAAGACCGTAACTTTTATTTGCAGCGTATAGATTTTGGTGTATTTAAAACTGAATCAGGACAGGTAACCATAGACTATTCACCCTCCGATACCGAGCTATCTATGATAGAAGAAGGTCAGACCAGCGGTGCTATTATGGGTGATAATATCCTAGAAACTAGTCCTTATGATATTACTTTATATCCCTTAGAGCAGGTCCAAGATAGGTTATGGCATCCTATATATTTCCAAACTGATGGTAACTGTATAGAGATACTAATCTATATGAATGATACGCAGCTTCGTGATCCTAATATAGCTTGGGAAAACCTTGAGATCGAGGCTATTATTTTATATACACAGCCTACAACTTCAAGGATGCAATAATGGCTAATAATGCTAACCAAACAGGTATGTTTATACCTACGACTAATATATGGGATACGTCGAGCCTTGAAGCCGTAAAGTTTCCTAATCCGGAGATGAAGGAGCTTTTTGTACGGTTGTATCAAAACCTGAACTTAACATCGAGTACTCTTAACCTTAGAGATGCTGGATATTACCCTTTATTGGAATTTGTTAATGGACAGCTTTACTTTCCAAATCCTGCTTATAACTCGAGTACTTCTACTACTCCTACCTATCGGCAGGTTTATAGGAAGGTTATTAACTTTGGTGCTCTTCCTAATACTGGTACTAAATCAGTAGCCCATGGGATAACTATAACTTCAAGTGTTACTTTTACACGCATCTATGCTACGGCTACGCAGCCAAGTACTTCGTTTATACCAATACCTTATGCAAGTCCTACGTTAGCTAATAATATAGAATTAAACGTAGATGCCACCAACGTGAATATAACAACCGGTTCAAATAGATCGGCTTATACAGTTACATACGTAGTGCTTGAATGGTTGAAACAATAAAAATAGGCCCTGCCGCAAACAGGACCTACATTATTCTTAAAAATTAATTCTAAGATAAGAAATGAGACTTAGAT